TATTATTACTACCATACGTAGGTTATACACAGACAGCTAACCTTATATCATATAAAACGGAGATAGTAGAAAATACTTGGAACGGTTATGAGGTTACTGAAACTTATTATGAAGCTGTATCAATAGATCTTAGTCAAAGATTTATTGAGCTTGTTGAGATTGATCAGGCTTATAGACTAGCTTATAACATTCAGTATATTGATTATGATGATGGTATTAGCATGTATTCAATAGATAATACTAGTGATATGCTATTTATTGATTATGAAAATAACCAGATAGATGTTTGTATTGAATGGAATAATTATACCGAGCAATTTAATAAGTGCTGGATATTTAGTGATATTATAAATCTAAACAGATGATGATGACTGAAGTAACATTAGATGGAAAGAAAGTATCTCTAAATACATATGAGTTAGAGTACGAAGTTTTAAAAGACTATACATTCAGATGGTTGGATCATAAGGATAAACAGAAAGCAGTGCAAGAAACTGCTGATAGCTTTGGTCTACATGAAAGGATGGTAAAGCACATATGTTTATGAAAAAGTTTATACTATTTATATTATCAACGATCTGCTTAATAGGTTGTTCTCAAAGCTATACTGTAGGTAGGGTTATAGATGGTGATACATTTGTTATCATGTACAGAGGACAGCAAACTAAAGTTAGATTGATAGGTGTAGATACACCCGAAGCATATAATTATAGAAACGTTAGAAAAGAATCAGGTGGTGAACAAGCATCTGCATATACAAGATCCTTAATAGAGGGTAAGCAAATTACCTTAGAGTTTGATCATGTTATGTATGACAAGTATGGTAGGCTACTAGCCTATGTGTATCTATCAGATGGTAGAATGCTTAATGCTCTTCTTGTAGAGAAAGGCTATGCTGAGCCCGCTAGATATGAACCTAATGTTAGATATGCTGATCATTTTGAATCACTAAATAATTAATTATGAAGGTTTTAGAAAAAGTATTTGTAACTATGTTAGGTGCAACAATGGTATTGGTATTAGTTAATGCCATGATTACTAGCTATAACTTAGCAACAAAACAACCGGTAATTATAGAAGTACCTATCATTCAGATTGATACTGTAAGAGATACTATTGAGGTACCTTTTATAGATACAATGTATACTAAAGATACCAGGTACCTGCACTATAATGCTGATACAACTATTGATAGTGCACTTATAATAGGGGGTGAATATCACCCTCCTGTTATGGTTGGTAGAAGTACTAGCGGATATGGATGGCGTTGGGGTAGAATGCATGAAGGTATAGACATTGCTTATAACAATAAGGATACAAGCTATTCAACCTTTGCTGGTGTAGTAAGGTATGCTAAAGCAGGTTACAACGGTGGCTATGGTAAGCTGGTTATTGTTAGACACTTTAATGGGTTAGAGACTTACTATGCTCATCACTGGAATCTTCTTGTAGAAGAAGGGGATACTATAGCAGCAGGTACACCTTTAGGTATCATTGGTTCAACCGGTAGATCTACTGGTCCTCACTTACACTTTGAGGTAAGATTCTTAGGTGAGTCTATGGATCCAGATGATTTTTTTGATGCTATGTCAGATACTTCTGACTTTGTTATAAGAAAGAAGCATAGCTATTATGAAGTAATATACTAATGAATTTAATTACAACCCATCCGATTAAAAAATCAGATCTAGGGTTTCATGCAAATTTATTTGGTGGCAAGTTGCTTGCGTGGATGGATGCCGCAGGAGCAGCTTTTGCTACTGAATGTTGTAGTACACCTAGAATGCTGACTATAAAGATAGATGAATGTGTATTTATACGTCCTGCTAAAGAAGGTCAACTAATTAAGATATATGGTAAGGTAGCAAAGATTGGTAACACATCTATTACTCTTTACTTAGAAGCAAGATCACATAATGTATATAGTGGTAATCAAAAGGTTATTCTATCTACAAAGATTAAGTTTGTAAGGGTAGATGAGCAAGGTGATCCCACTCCTATAGCAGAAACAATTAAAAAGAAATATGGAACAGAAAACATTCAAAGTCAAGAAGACAATTAAGATTAGAGATGACTACTCTGTAACGGTATATCTGGTACAAGGTAGTGAGATATTAACTTTTGATATTTATCATGAGGCAGAGAAGTTTGTACAATTGTTAAATGATAACTCAGATGATAACACACTCTACTATGTTGACTAACAGAGATCAAGTTCAGGAAGAAGCCCTTAAGGTTTCATTAGATAATGATAGATGTACTCTAGGTATATCAATGGGTGTTGGTAAAACTAGGATTGCAGTAAAGAACCTACAGGCTAGGTATAATCCTATGGTATCAGCACTTGTAGTTGTACCAAAGTTGTCAATTAAACAAGCCTGGTTAGATGAGTTAGAGAAGTTAAACCTTAATAGTTTAAAAGATCATATAACATTTGTGACATATCTTTCATTAAACAAGATGGACCCAATAGGCTATGATATTGTCTATTTAGATGAGTGTCATAGCATACTAGAAAGCCATCTACCCTTCTTAAACGCCTATAAAGGCATAGTCCTAGGGTTGACAGGTACACCCCCAGTACGTAAGAGTAGTGTTAAATACCGTTTATTAAATAGGTTTTGTCCAGTTAAGTATACATTTACTGTAGATAATGCAACTGACAATGATATTCTTAATGATTATAGAATAATTGTGCATATGTTACAGTTATCTAAACTTAAAACGTGTAGGAAACAAAACAAAAAGACAGGTGGTACATGGTTTACGTCTGAGGTAGATGATTATAGTTACTTATCTAAGAGACTATATGATGCAACTACACCTAAGCAACGGCAGATATCTTCTATAATGAGAATGAAAGCAATGCAATCTTATACTACTAAAGAAGATTATGCTAAAGGTTTAGTTAAGAACATGGATAATAAGGTAATTGTATTTGCTAATACTAAAGAACAAGCAGATAGGATAGCACCGCATAGTTATTATTCAGGCAATAGCAATTCTGAAGACAACCTTGAGTTGTTCGCGAATGGCCAGATAGATGCTCTCTCTTGCATTCTCCAGCTTAGTGAGGGTGTTACTATACCTAATCTAAGGCAAGGTATTATAATGCATGCTTATGGCAATGAGAGAAAGTCTGCTCAGAGAATTGGTAGACTATTAAGACTTAACCCAGATGAGACAGCTACTTGTCATATACTTTGCTATAAAGATACTGTAGATGAGAAGTGGGTTAGCAATGCACTTAATGAGTTTGATAGCTCTAAGATTAAATATTATAACCCTTTAAATAAAACCTATGAATAAGTTTTCAAACGATAAGTTTCTAGATGATGATTATCAATACCAAGAGTTTCTTGAGCACCTTGAAGAAGGTGTTCCTGACTGTATTAATTGTGGTGAAAATAACCTTGTATTTGCTCCTTCCACTCCTGAACATTTACTTTGTTTATCTTGTGGTCACGAGTTTGTAGCAGTAGACGGTGAGATTAAGTTTAGATGAGGGATAACATGCATCTAAAGCTTTCTATCAAGGATGGAAAGTTATACTTTCCTGTTAAGGCATACAAGACTAAATATGAAAGGTTTCTAAGGGATGCACCGGAAGGTGCTAGAGTAGAACTGTTCATTAGTATTGCAGATGGTAAGGGTACCAATGCTCAGTTGGCTAGGATTCATGCAATGTGTAGGGAACTAGCCAACGAGATTGGTTATACTTTTGAGGAGATGAAGCTACAAATTAAACGTAAAGCAGGTTTATGCTTTATGCGTAATAAAGTGGAGTATTGTAAATCATTTGCAGACTGTGATGCTAGTGAATTGAATCTAGCAATACAAGCATGCATAGAGATTGGAGACTTTAATGGTATCCAGTTAAGATGATTTCTTATTTAGCTCAGAGTATACTTGGTCATACATATCCTTGTATCTCTCAGCAAATTCTTTTACAGACTCATCATCACTCTCATCTAGTGTAAGAAGTTCTTTAGACATCTCCTCTACTTTTGCATTGACATCATCAGATATTTCTACTTCAGATGATAGTCCCTGCTTAATAGCTTTTGTCTTAAGTTCTTGGATTAATGAGATAATAATGTATAACTGTGATTCAGCAGGAGATAATTGTATATCAGTTTCTCCTCCTGTTAATTTTTTAAATTTTGCAAGCGTCTCAGGTAAAGCTGTCTTATCCTCTAGGAAACCCATCATAGTCATTAGGATAGATTGTAAGCCTGATATATATGTTGTGGATATTTGAATATCCTCAATCACACCTTTGGGATCAAATACAGTTTTTTTATGTGACATATTAAATAGTTATTATGGCGAATATAGATATAAATAAAATAAGAGAAAAGTTTTTAGTAAAGTTATTTCCATCAGGTTGGGATAGGATACTTGAACCATACATAAATGGGAATGAGTTTAAAGGAGCTGTTAATCAGTTAATTGAGCGTAGAGAACAGGGTCATAAGTTTGAACCTGAGTTTAAGAATATCTTCAGAGCATTTGAGGTTTGTCCTTATGATGATCTTAAGGTTATTCTTATAGGACAAGATCCTTATCCACAAGAGGGTGCAGCAGATGGTATATCATTTAGCTGCAGCAGAAAGGATAAGTATGAGAAGTCTTTACAGTATATCTTCAAGGACCTATATGGTAAGTATGAAGGTAAAGATAAAGATCTAGCACGTTGGTCAGCTCAAGG